CTATCGTATCTATGGTTTGGCATACGCCATGACCAAAGTATTGATGGAAGACGGCGATCACATTCGTATCGGCTCGACTTTCTCGAAGCACTTGGCTCAGTCCATGATCGAGACAAAAGAGACATTGTGTGCAAACTTGCTGAACTTTGCGTTCACCGCCGGCTATGTCGGTGGCGACGGTAAAACATTGATCGCAAACGACCACCCAATCTCCCAAGGTCGCACTTTCAGCAACCAACTGTCAACAGCCGCTTCACTTTCACAGACATCTGTGGAACAGTTGTTAATCCAAATCCGCTCTGCGGTGGACAACAACGGTAAGCGTATTCGCCTGAAAGCGGAACAACTCGTGGTACCTCCTGCCTTGGAATTCCAAGCAGAAGTTATCTTGAAGTCTGTCCTGCGTTCTGGTGGTGCTGACAACGATCTGAACCCTATCAAGTCAACTGGCATGTTGCCAAACGGCGCCCACGTGGTGACTCGTTTGTCTTCAAGCAAGGCTTGGTTCATTCAGACTAACGCTGAAAATGGTTTGATGTTGGTCATGCGTCGTCCCTTGGAGCGTAGCTCTGAAGGCGACTTTGAGACTGACAGCATGCGTTACAAGGCCTCTGAGCGTTATGCTACAGGTTGGCACGATCCCCGTAATATGTACGGCACGATCGGTTTGTAATCGCAGACCTAGCCGGGCGTAAAGACCCCGGCCCCTAAACGCCTCTCCTGAAAAGGAGGGGCGTTTTTGTTTGTGGATATGGGTAATTCTATGTAAGAGCTATAATCAGCATCGACCCGTAAAGCTCACGGGCGGACGCCATAGAGACGGTGCTGTAATCTTTCTATGGAAAGTAATCAAAATGTCAGTAACTTTTAACACCCCTATCCGCGTTTTTAAGCGCAACAACCCCACAAACGACGGCACAATCGCCCCTGATAACACAGGCGCGGTTCAGGTTGCTCAACAGGACTACATCACACCTATCACGGCAACCCGCCTTGCTGGTGCAATTCCTACGTTTGCTGTTGGTACAACCACATCAACACCCTGCGTAATCCCCGCTGGCGCAATTGTTAACCACATTTTCTTCTTGCAAACTTCAGCGCCTTCAGCGTTGACAGGCGGCGTGATCACTGTGGCTATTGCTGGCGTTGACGTCGGTACAATTACCCCCACAACTTCTGGCGGCCGTATTGGTATTTCGTTTACTGCGTCTGCGGCAGTGGCCACTGTGTTGAACAACGTTGGTACCGAAGACGCAACAGTCACGTTTACAGCAACAGCCATTACAGCTATTACAGGCACATTGGCCGGCACGTTTGACATTCAGTACACATCACGCAACCCCGACGGCTCTATCATCGCCCAAGGCGCTGGTTTGACTAACTCCTAAGGACTGAGATGCGTCAAGTAACAGTTGGAGCGGACGTCCTCGTCCCAATCGACCAGTACGTGGCGCCGATCAACGTTTCTTACGTTGCCACCGGCGGCGGTACTGTACAGATCTCGTACACCGACCCTTTCCCATTGGACGCGCAAGGGTACCCTGTGCCCACAGCCCCAGTGATGACTTGGGTATCAGCGCCAGCCAGTCCTATCGCGAACCAGCCTTTCCGGGCTATTCAGGTAACTGGCGGCACTAACTCTACGCTTACTGTAATCCAAGCCGGAGTTCGATAATGGGTAACGCCTTTTATGGCGGCCTTTATTGCGATACGCGCGGACAGCCAGTGCTGTCCGTCGCGATATGCGACCGATGTAGCCGCAAACTACCGTATTCCATGCTTCGGGAAGACCCGAACGCGCCCGGACTTATGGTATGTCCCGCCGATCTGGATAAGTTTGATCCATGGCGCTTGGCGGCTATTCAAACCGAAAATATCACACTCAGGCACCCAAGGCCTGATGTTTCCGTTGCCATTCCGGGCAAGGGCGGTCTTATTACAAACGCGCCTAACGTGGCTAATATCAACCAAGGTCCTGATATGCTTGGTGATGGCACGGGCAATTCAATGACCCCCGCAACGTACGGCAACACATCTAGCACACCTACACCCGGCGACCTTGAGGTAACATAAAAAATGGCTGACATAAGCATACTCCAATTACCACCGGCAACGTCTGTAGGCGCAAACGACGTCACGGTTATTGTTCAAAACGGCATCACTAAAAAAGCCGCCGTCACGGTATTTCAAAACGGCATAGTTGGACCACAAGGCCCCGCAGGCCCACAGGGACCACAGGGCATAGCAGGCACCCCCGGAGCACAGGGTGCACAGGGCGTACCCGGCCCCGGTGGCCCACAGGGCGCGCAGGGCGTTCCCGGAGTACAGGGTGTACAAGGCCCCGTCGGCGCACAGGGCAACACGGGACCCACAGGAGCCACAGGCACGGCGGCAACGGCCACAGCGGGCACCACAACAACAGGAGCCCCCGGGTCTTCAGCAACGGTTGTTAATTCTGGCACAACGTCGGCCGCTGTTTTTGATTTTACAATTCCAAGAGGTAACACAGGCGCAACTGGCGCAACTGGCGCGGTGGGCCCCGGTGTGGCTTCTGGTGGTGTTGCTGGTCAGGTTTTAATTAAACAAAGTAACGTAGACTACGCAACAGCTTGGGGCAGTGTTACTGGCGGATTGTCTTACCAAGGTTCTTGGAACGCGTCAACCAACACACCAACGCTGGTATCCAGCGCTGGAACCAACGGCAACTACTACATTGTCAGCGTTGCGGGCTCAACCAACCTGAACGGCATTACAGACTGGTTAGTCGGTGACTGGGCCATATACAACGGCACTGTTTGGCAAAAGATTGACCAGACTAATACAGTCACATCTGTCAACGGCCAAGTAGGCGCGGTCAGTCTCGCGTACGCGGACCTTGCCGGCGCTATTCCAACATGGAACCAAAACACAACGGGCACCGCGGCCAACGTTACAGGCACGGTGGCTATTGCAAACGGCGGCTCTGGCCAAACGTCTGCCCAAGCGGCAATGAACGCTTTTGCTGGCGCGGTTACAAGCGGGTCATACTTACGTGGCAACGGCACAAACGTGACGCTGACTACAATTCAAGTGGCCGATGTTCCAACACTTAACCAAAACACAACAGGCACTGCGGCCAATGTCACAGGCACTGTAGCGATTGCAAACGGCGGAACAGGCCAAACATCCGCAGGCGCGGCGTTTAACGCTTTATCACCGATTACAACAACCGGCGATTTAATTTTAGGCAACGGCGCAAATAGCGCAACACGTTTGGCTATCGGTACTAACGGATACTTACTAACGTCCAACGGCACAACAGCGTCGTGGCAACCAGCCCCCGCTGGTGGCGTGACCACTTTCAGTGGAGGCACAACAGGCCTTACACCAGCAACAGCCACCTCTGGTGCAATTACCTTGGCAGGCACACTGGTTGTTGGTAATGGTGGCACTGGTGCAACAACATTGACAGGTTATGTCAAAGGCGCTGGTACAACAGCATTAACAGCGTCAGCAACAATTCCAAACACAGACATCACTGGTTTGGGAACAATGTCTACACAGGATGCAACCTCTGTTGCTATAACTGGTGGCACAATTAACGGCGCAACGATTGGCGCTACAACAGCGGCGGCAATCACAGGCACAACAATTACAGCCTCAACTAAATTTAGTGGCTCTAATTACGACGCAAGCGGTTCAGGCGGGGGGTCTTTAAGAACTTCAAGTGGTGCGGCTTGTTTGCAATGGGGTGCGGGCGGTGGTGTTAACTTGACGCTTGATGGCGCGTTTAACATGAACCCCGCCAACGCAACTATTTCTATTGCACCAACAGGCACAGGAACATTGACCGTCAACCCTGCAACAGCAGGCACGATCAACAACATGGTTATTGGTGGAACAACCGCCGCCGCAATAACGGGCACGACTATCACCGGAACAGCTTTTGTTGGCATTTCTGGAGGCACGTTCTAATGGACTCGCAAGACCTGTTCAACGCGGCAATCACGCTGTCTGGTGCCTTTGGTGGTTGGATCTTGAAAACAATCTGGGACGCCATCAAGGACCTCAAGACAGAGATAAAAGAATTAAACCGCGAGGTCAACCAAGACTTTGTGCGACGTGAAGACTTTAAAGATTCTATTGTTGAAATTAAAGAGATGTTGAACAAGATTTTTGACAAGTTGGATAACAAGGCGGACAAGTGAGATGGGTAGTTTTAGCACTGGTTATTTGTTTATTAGTTGGTGCTGAAGCTAAAGTTGGTTGCCACGTAAGAGAGTTTTACGGGATAGCGTACACCGTTCACGACCCAACAGAACGACACACCAAGATGATGTCGTGGTTAAAACAAAATGCGCAGTACTGCAAGTCTTCGGACTTTACAGTTATTTGGAACAACTTAGCAGAGTGGGCTGGTGCGGCAGACAGCACGTATCTTAGGGCTGAGTTGGTTCACGGGTACAAAGACGCACTTGAGCGGGAGAAAAAATGATCGATAAAATACGGTTGTTTCCAATGGTAGACGCTACTGGGTACCCAGATAAAACAGACGCAGAAACGCGCAGAATTTTAAAACACCAAGAAGAATACAGGCAGGCTTTAAAGGCTAAAAAAGCTGAAATTGAAATTGACGAGTTGTTGATGGATTTGTACAACAAAAAAGCCCAACAACAGTTGCTTCGACTTCAAATTTTCAACAACCGCAAGTTGGACGTTTATGTATGACAAAGAGACCGGTACGCAAAACACCAATCGAGGTGAAAGACAAGCTGACGCTGTGGGTGACGTTAATGGTAAGCGCGACCCTGTGCATCTCTGTATTGGCAATGGTGGTCAGCTTCATGTTAGGTTTGTGGGCCAAGGAAGTGGACAACGCAGAGATATTCAAGATGATTTCACCCGCTTTTTCTACTCTTATCGGCGGCATGATTGGGTTCCTGAGTGGTATCAAGTTGATGCAGAACGAAGACAAAAAACCAAGTTGTAAGGATTGATGATGTTTGATATTTTATCTGGTGGCCTACTAGGCTCTATCTTTGGTGGTATCTTCCGAATGGCCCCCGAGGTGCTCAAGTTTTTTGACAAGAAGAACGAGCGCCAGCATGAACTTTTAATGTTCTCCCGACAGTGCGATTTAGAGCAACTAAGAGGCGCACAGAAACTCGCAGAAATTGGCGCAGTTAGGGAGGCCGCGGTGGACGTGGGTGTCATGGACGCCTTTAACAGCGCCATTCAACAGCAGGCGGACATGGTCAAAGCCGCTGGTGGGTGGGCCGCATCTTTATCCGCATCTGTGCGCCCTGTGGTGACCTACTGGGTGCTGTTTATCTGGTCGTTTATTCACGTCTGGTTTGCATGGAACGCGTGGCTTGCTGGCGCCCTTCCTATCGAAGTCTTTAAGACAATGATGACACCAGACTTCTCGGCCTTGTTGGCAGGGACAATTAACTTCTGGTTCCTTGACCGTACACTGGCCAAGCGTGGACTGTAAACTTAAAAATCCGAATTGAATACTTATGAACCTAGAACTTGCGGCGGCATTCTGCCGTCAATTTGAGGGCTACAGGGCTAAACCGTACCTGTGCCCTGCCGGTGTGGCCACCATAGGGTATGGGTCCACCTACTACTCAGACGGGCGCAAGGTGACGCTAGAAGACGCCTCCATGGACGAGCCTACAGCTAGGGCGCTCTTGATGACCGAGTTGCACCACAACTACCTGCCCGGGGTGTTGCGTAACTGCCCCATACTAGCGGCGGACGAGCGCAGGTGTAACGCCATCGTGGACTTCGTTTACAACCTTGGAATAGGCAGACTACAGACCTCCACCCTCAAACGCAAGATCAACGCGCAGGACTGGGAGGGTGCCAAAGAGCAGTTAATGCTATGGACCAAGGGCGGCGGTAAGGTTTTGCCCGGTTTGCTTAAAAGACGAACGGCCGAATGCGCTTTACTTTAAGGGCATAATGGCCCTTTTTTGTGGGTAATTATCTATAGGAGCGCAAGACTATGGCACGAGAACACGACAAACCTATTCCCCGTAAGACAACGGGAAAAGACAAGACGTATAACCCCACCGACAAAGGTGCGGGCATGACGGCTAAAGGCCGTGCTGAGTACAACGCCAAGAATAATTCAAACTTGAAACCACCCGCGCCAAACCCTAAGACCAAGGCAGACGCGGGTCGTAAAGCAAGTTTTTGTGCAAGGATGGAGGGCGTGGTTGCAAAGTCTAAAGGGCCTGCAGAACGCGCTAAAGCCTCTTTGAAGAGTTGGAACTGCTAATGAAACCCGGACTATACGCCAATATTCATTTAAAAAGAGAACGTATCGAAAAGCAAAAAGCCGAAGGGCGTCCTGTTGAAACAATGAGAAAACCCGGCACTAAGGGTGCACCAACCGCGCAGGCTTTTAAAGATTCTGCTAAAACAAAAAGGAAATAAAATGGCTTCTAGTTACAAACCCCGCATTGACCACTCTAAAAAGGGCTACGAGTCCGAAGGCGCAGACATGGCGCAAGACAAGAAGGTCGTCAAAAAAGCGTTCAAGATGCACGACGAGCAAGCCCACGGTGGCGAGAAGACAGACATGTCCAAGCTCAAAAAGGGTGGCCGCGCTAAGATGAAGGGCACTGTGCGTACGTACAAGGCTGGCGGCATGACTTGCACAACCAGCGACGACAAACAACCTAACGCCAAAGGCCCCAAGAAGGTCGCTGAGAAGTTCAACATGGGTGGTATGTGCTAAATGCCCATCAAGTCTAAGTCCCAAGAACGCTTGATGCAGGGGGTGGCTCACTCCCCCGAGTTTGCCAAAAAGGTAGGCATCAAACAATCTGTGGGAAAAGAGTTTGTGAAAGCAGGCCCCGCTCAGAAGAAACTTCCAGAGCGCATTAAGAAAAAATAATGGCAAGTAACTACAACAACACCTCGAACACAACTGCGCAGACCGTTATCACGGTTGACCAGTTGATTTCGTTTGCCTACAGCGAAGCGGGCAAGCTGGCCGAGGAGTTGACGCCAGAATATGTCAACAGGGCCCGTCAGGCCCTTTGGTACATTCTAATTAACCTGTCTAACCGCGGCGTGAACCTGTGGTTGTTGGAATACCTTGTGATGGGCAGTTCTGCCCAGACGCGCCAGTATGAGATGCCGCGTGGCACTGTGGACGTGCGCGAGGCCAACTACCGACAGATGACCCGCCCAAGCACCGTGTCAGACAGCACAGGCGGCGCGTTCAACACGAACAACATTGACTTGACGTACACGATTGCCGCGGGTGGTTCAGCCACAGCAACGTACAACGCAACAAGATTTTTAAGCGCGGGTTTTTATTCTGACACGCGCAATGTGACACTGAACGTAGAATACAGCTACGACGGCATTACGTGGGTTGCTGTGACCACCGTGACAAACAGCGCCGCCAACCCTTGGGGCTACACACAGATTGACGGTTCCCCTCAGGCAATTTACTGGCGCCTGCGTAACACGTCTGCGGTGTCTGTAACAGTGCGAGCAATCTCTTTGGCCTCGGTGCAACAAGACATACCCATGGCCCGCTTGAACCGCAACGACTACTACAGCCTGCCAAACAAAGACTTTATGAGCAACCGTGCTCTGCAGTTTTGGTTTGATCGTCAGGTGACCCCGGTTATAAATTTGTGGCCAGTGCCACAAAATGCTTTTCAAACGTTTCAATTTATTATTGAGTTGCAACCACAAGACGTGGGCACACTCACAAACGAGATTGCTATTCCAGACCGTTGGGTGCCTGCGATTCAGGCTCAGTTGTCACACAGGCTGGCCAAGTTGTTGCCCGGCATTGACCCCGCAAGAATTAACATGTTGAAACAAGATGCCGCAGAGGCTACGCTGTCTGCTGAAGAAGAAGACCGCGATAAGTCCCCCATCTATTTCCGCCCCAACGTTAGCTACTACACCCGATAAGGAACCATTCAAATGGCTCAAGCAGGATACACCCCCATACAACTTTACTACAGCACCACAGCGGCGGCTGTGCCTGTCAACACGAACCTATTAAACGGCGAACTGGCAATCAACATTGCCGACGTGGCTTTGTTTGCTAAAAACTCGGCTGGTGTTGTTAAGCGCATTATGAACAACCCCGCTAGTTTGAAGTACCCAATTACTGACGGTTCAGCAAATCAGGTTATTTCAACTGACGGTGCAGGTAACCTAACTTTTTCTACACCTTCTGCGGGTGTAACAACTGGCAAAGCCATTGCAATGGCAATGATTTTCGGATTCTAAGGAGCTAATATGGCAAACCCAAACATTGTTGCTGTTACAAGTATTTATGGCAACACATCATACTTAGTGCCAACAGGCACAAGCGCAACCGCATGGACAGCATTAACCCCCGCGGTTGGTACTGTGAACAAGATCGACAACATTGTCGCGTCTAATGTCACATCAAGTGCGGCAAACATCACGGTGTCAATCAACAGTGCAGTTTCTGGTGGTGGTACAGCGTACCGTATCGCTTATCAGGTCAGCGTACCCGCTGGTGCTTCATTGATTGTTGTTGACAAGACCACAGCGTTTTATCTTGGTGAAGCGCAGTCTGTTGTTGTGACCTCTGGTACAAACAACGCAATTGAAATGACAGCGTCATACGAAGCAATCACATCCTAATCGGAGGCAATCATGTCTCTTAAATGGACTGGTGGAGTTCTTTCGCCGACCTATAACGGCCTTAACTACCCTGTCACAACGGTGGAATACCTTGTCGTGGCTGGCGGTGGTGGTGGTAATCAAGGCTCTGGCGGCGGCCCCGGAGGTGGAGGCGGTGCGGGCG